CCCAACCGCCGCAGCATACTTTACAGCGACGACAACTCTTCTCAAGACTACTTTTGCCGGTTCATTTGGTGCTCCAGCATATATTTCTGCATCCGCAGCTCCCACTGTCAGTGGTACCGTTGTAACTTATGGAACGGTCACACAATCTGGGCAGGGTGGATATCTGACCGTTGGTATGTCTTGTACAAACATTCCAGGAGTTACTTCCGCAAGTACGATTGGTTATGTATCCGCTGTTACTATTTCTTCATCCGCGGGCGCAACCGGATCAATTACCGGGTTTACTCTATCGCTCAATGGAGCAGCTGGAAGTCCTACACAGCCAGCTTCTACACTTGCAACAACTCTGTACTTTTCTGCCCCATCTGCAGCCGGTCAGAGTGTACGAATTACTCCTAATTCCACAAGTGGAGGTGCAAGTCAGGTATACAATGTAACTGTTTTTGGCACTGGAGCAACTAGCACATATCTGGCTGGACAGATTTATGTAGGTATGCAAGTTCCTGCTCTACCCACCATTCTTACCGGTGCAATAACCGCAATTGGATTTATTACATCAGTAACTTCTGATTCAAGCACTGGTCTCGTAAGTGCCTTTACGGTTACATATAACACGTCCGTGACGCCGGTGAGTGTTTCTGCCGACATCACTCTTCTTCCCCCTGCCAGTGCCACGATTACTTCTTCTGCTGCATTAACTGTTGTAAATACAAATTCTTCTCACGTAGGAACTGTGGTTGTAGCCGGTTCAGGGTATGCCCAGGGATATCTTGTTCCGGGAATGTCGGTTTCCGGAATAGCTGATGGAACCAACGGAACGTACGGTACTGGATATATATACAATATCAATGCAACAACTACGCCAGCTGCACAGGGGGCTCAATCTGCATTTGAGATTTATTGGCCACAGACAGCTCCCACCACCGTTGCAGTTTTGACCAATCAGCTGGCCTATGCCGCAAATTCGACATTTTCATCAGTGCAGAAAACTGTCGCAGGCCAGACAAGCATTTCAAATGTTCCAATTTTTGGTCTAGGTGCGAACGGACCCACAACAACAATAATACCTATGACTATTCCGGTAAATTCAATTCTAACTACGGGTACCGCAGGTCTTTTGACTGGTGAATCTACGATCAAAACGTATGTAGTGAGTGCCATAACATATCTTACACCTGGTGTAGCATACGCTACACTATCTTTCCTTGCAGCCACGGCAGGTGGTCAAGCTCTCCCTACACCTATCGTAAATGGTAATAACTTGTTTGTTATTTCTGTTGCTACTACACAGGCTCCAGTATTTACGCCAAGTTACCCAATTGTGAACGTGTTCGCGGGAGCAGCGATACCAAATACAGTTACAAGCGGACAGAGCGTTCTCGGAATGAGGACATCTGCATTCACAACACTTCGCGCTATTCCTACCGTTGCAAATGTATACAGCGGTAGTATTTTCTCAATGGCAACAAATATAGGAACAATAAGTGATGCGGCGGTAAGTCCAACAATATCTAATTTTGATGGCTATTACAATTTAACAACCGTAAGCTTTTCATTTGTTCCAACATCCTATTATGTTGGAGTAATTAGCGGTAATTCCACGGCACTCAGTGGTAGTGGCACTTTTCAGTCTTCTGGTACAAATACGACTTCAACTGATGCAATTAGTCTGACGACATTAAATGGTGCTGCATCTGGTTCAAAGGTTCCCAATTTTGGTACGTATTTCTACACAACACCGTCGACAACGGGTGTTGCCACTGTCCTAGGAAGTCCATTTGTAGCTGTGTCTGGAACTGATTCTACTCACATCGCTGTAACATATGTTGCTCCAGCGGTAACAACTCCCTTTACCGCAAACTCCCAGTTTGCTCTCGTTCCTCAGGGACAGATTCAGGGTACAATTTCTATTCAGCCAGTTGAGGATCGTACTGGTTCTGCTATCCTATCTGTAACTAATCTGTACAGTTCTTCAAGCACACCACTCTCTGTAGGACTAGCAGTGACTGGCCTCACGCAGTACACTGGCCCAGTGACAGTGAGCCAAATTGTAAGCGGAAGTGTCTCCTCAGGTTCTGCGGTCATTGAAGTTTCATTCCCCCCGCAGTCAGCAGCTCCAAGCACTTCTACCATCGGTATTCAGTTCATTGATCCTTCTGTGGCTCTTAACCCCGGTGTCACAGTCTCTACCACTGGCTTCAACGGAACCTACGCACAGCTGCAGTACGAGGCGTGGACCAACTTTGTGTACCTCGACCAGGCAGAGCGTGATTACTTTGCCAACACGCCAATGGATATGCTCATCACGCAGATCAATCGCATACCCATTGCATCAACCAACATGCAGGAGCTTGCGCTTGCTCACCCCATCAAGTTTATCGCCTTCCTCGCAAACAATTATACGACCGCCTACCAGACGCAGGCAACTACGAATATTCCAGCAAGCAATTACTATTACAAGCAGCAGATTAACGGAGTCGATGTCGGCGATACTCGTTCGCTGTTCCAGTGGCAGGATGTGCCACAGTACTATTTCACGCCATTCGGATACAACCACAATGGCTCGGTTGCACCAGTTTCCCTCATTTCCTACTGCCTCGACACATCCAAACTTCAGCCAACCGGAACCCTCAATTTCTCCCGTATTGATACATTCCGTATTGTTGCGCCAGTCGGCGTTCCACTAACACAGATTTCTGGAGCAACGAATCCCTACTTTTACGCAATGAACTACAACGTTCTGCGTATTAAGGATGGTATGGCCGGACTCCTGTATTCCAACTAAAATATTGACAAATTTAAATGAATTATGCGGCTGCACCCGTTGTTGGGTATCCATCGCACGCGAATTGGGTCCTTCTTGGATTGCCTTATACATCAAACATGTCCAAGGTGAAGAAGGCATACTTGGCAAAAGCGTTGCGGACACACCCAAACAAGGCTCCAGCAGGATCCAGCAATGCCGTAAAAGCAGCACGCGCACGAGAGTTTGCGCGAATCGGACAGGCATATGAGCGCATTCTTCATTCATTGAGTCGCCGCGCTTCACCATACTCTTCACCGCGCCACCGCACCTCACCACCACGCCGCCGAGCATCTCCTCCACGACGCGCTGCATGGATGAACTTTCTGAAAGGTGGTGCAGGAAAGGCGCGCAACTTTGCATTCCGAGGCGCAGGAAAGGCGCGCAACTTTGCGTTATTTGGAGCAGGAAAGGCGCGCAACTTTGCGTTATTTGGAGCAGGAAAGGCTCGCAATATCGCTGTTTCAAGTGCAAGGGCCGCACGCGGTTTGGCAGGCCTTGGCGTGACAACGACTCGCAGTCTCGTGAAACGCGGCGGAATCGAGGCGGTTCGATTACATAACTTGACTGCGCGAAAGATGCTCGGGGCGATCAATAAGTACAATGCAAAGGTGAAGAAGAATCAGAATCTTGCTATGCAGCTTTTGGAAAACCAGAAACAATTGCACATCTCGAAGCAAAAGATTAATTCTTTGGCTTTACATGCCAAAAAGAAGCAGAATGCAGCACTCCTTGCTCAGAGGCATACAAATGCGGTGGAAAGGAGGAAGATTCTGGGTGAGTTACAAAAGATTAAGAATATGCGAAAGACTATTGGGTACTCTAATTATATGAAGCCAGCACTAGAGAAACTTCATAGAAATAGAGATGTATTACTCGCAAGGTATCGAGCCCTTGACGGAGTACCATCTTCCATTTATTATTTATAGTTTGATTTACTTTTGTTTGATAATTTTGTGTAATAAAAAGAATATAATTGCAGCAATCAGAGCAGATGCAATCATACCAGTCATGGTGAGATCTCCTCGAGAATTTGTTGCTATAAAATCACTTAATTTGTTCTGAACGGGCCCGGAAAATGCAAGCACTGCTGCAACTCCGGAAATAGCAGCCTGAAGCTGCTCATCCGTCAGACCAAATGGGTTTGTTGTTGCTGATTTTTTAGAGGGAGGAGCGATACCGGAATCCATACTTAATCCAGTCACTCGGTGATTTGTGGGATTATTGTATGAGCCGCCTCCCATTGGCATGTCCATAGGTCCCTCTGGTGCGTTAAACTCCGCGCTCGGAACAACATCCTGAATCGGAGTTGAGAAATCCATTTGTATTTGAGGAGGTTTTTTTTCTTCTTCAGTAAACTCATTTGGGTTGTACTGAAGAATATCAACACCTGACGAACTTGTATTAAATTCCAAGTTTTCAATAAGCATATCTACTCTTTTAGGATGAAATCTTTTGAGAATATGTAGCGCGACCCCCTGAGTGAAGATATTTCATATTTTCCACAACTGGCTCACAGCTGCAATGTGCTGAAAAATCTCCGTTTGCCCACGTGTACTCTGGTGGATCCCCAATTCGATAAAATGATTGAATTGTTCGAGGAGGAAATCTGAAAACATTCTTTCTAAAATCACTATCGTTGTGCCAAAGTGCGACAAAAGCACTCTGTTCCCAGTTTCGTGCAGTCATTATGTTTGATCCTTCTGCAATATTCCATATATGTTGAAGCATTTTTACTCCATTCTTTTTTACCAACATAAATCCACAATTTACCGGATCAGACTGTTCATACTTATCCTGCTGAACTGCAATGAGTGCGCCTGATTTATTAAATTCATTCAAAAAATCATCAAGTGGCTTCTCTGGGCGAGTGATGATAATATCATCATCAACCCATATGGATACATCATAGTTTGGAGCAATTTCACCTAAAAGCAGAATTTTACTCCATGCGGCTGCTCGCCGAACATCCATAATTTCTGTGCGCGTGATAAAGTCATATCCGTGACGTCGACAATACTTATCCAAGACATCCCACGAATACTTCCTGAGTTCTGGCCGGTCTGAAAGAGAACAAATTGCAACCCTCATTCATTTTGAAGCGTTAAATCTTTTTAATTGTCATTCCTGGGCGTCGAGCAGTGACTGGAGTAGCAACAGTCGTTACCGGGAGTGTGGGATGACGGGGATTGTAATTTTTTTGATGATATTGCCACATTGCATCCGAACCAATTCGAAAGTTTTTACGGATTGGTGCCTTGTAATAAAAGATACAATCTTCGATTCTGTTCGATTTACTGGTATTATCAAGCACAAGACATTCATAGTTTTCTGTACATGCATTCATCACTTGACAAAACATATCAAATGTTGGAAAAATACCAAAGAATGCTTTATAGAGACGTTCCCTGTTCTGAATAACATTTTCACGTAGAACAAAAACATAATCAACATTTGCTCGAAGATCTGGACTTAAATCCATACAGTACTGCATTGTCAGCAGAAAAAACACTTTCCAATGACGGCCATTCATAAAGCACTGTCGAATGCATGTATCCTTCATGAATGATTTATCATACATGCAATCGTCCAGCAGCATAAATGCACTTGTTTTGCTTCCAGCTGATATG